GGACGATACAGGCAAGCCAGATGATCACCACCCAGCCGAGCCAGCCCCACAAGGCTGATAAAAACGCGATCACCGCGGCAATGGCTGCCTTGATCTCAGTCGCTTTATCCGGTGCATTCATCGTCCATGCCCTCCCTTAGTTGTCGAGCTTCAGGATAAGGATAATGTCATCATCCTTGAGCCTGGATCCGTCCTGCTCGGCGCTCTCCTTGACTTCCTTCAGGGCATCAGCGAAATCCTCTGCCCAGATGGTAGCCGGGGCTTCTGTCTTCGATACAACAAGGTATCTCTCTGCGTTTTTCTTTTCCTGCATAGCTTTATCTCCCTTCAAAAACCACTGGGCCTATGCCCAGCTTGATATACGTGTTCTTGCCGACCACACCGTCGGCATAAAGGCCGTTTTCCCTCTGAAACTGTTTGACCTTATCGGTCATTACGCTGCCCCAGATTCCGTCATTCAAGACGTTAAAGCCACGGCATTTCAGCATTGACTGAGCCATCCAAACTTCTGGCCATCCAGTGCAGTGTTCATCAATGGTGCGCGGGGGCCATGTCTCAATCTTCGGCTCATCCGGTTTTTCCGGTTCAGTTGTCTCAGTTTCCTCAACAACTGCCGTCCCTGACAGATCAATCTGGCTCTCGATCTCTTTGGCATACTTGTATCGATCCTCGACATTGCAGTAATAGGGCTGCTCGTAGAGGCGGCACATCTTATCCGTTGCTGTCCAAAGATCATCCGTGGTCTTAAGAATCTGCAGCAGCGTTGCGTACTGCCCTTGCGTGGTAAGCTCATGCAGAGCAAATGCAACTTGCATGGTCACATCGTCCAGAGCTTTCCCGGATTTCTTCCAGAAGTCATAGAGGTCGAGCTTCCGTCCCTGACCTGTCTGGAAATTGAAATAGGTCCACTGCGCCAGACCGTAACCTTTTTGATCTCTGGCAAACTGATCTCTGCTGATTGCTCCGCTTGTCACTCTGGCTGTGTAATCTTTGCTGGTGGTGCGGTATGAAGAGAAGTCATTTTGCAGTCTTCCCGGCTCACATCCGCTCTCCGCTTGCCAGTTGCCAAGGATGCCGAGCGCACCAGCTTCGGTGATGCCAGCATTGCGAAGCAGTTTGTAAATAAGTTGCTTGTTGCTCATATCATTCCCTCGATAAATTCTTCCAGCTCATCACGTGTAATCATGGCTTGTTACCTCCTACAACGCAAAAGCAAATGATGACTGCCGACACCACGGCAATAATAATCATGATCTTAACCAAAGGCATATCGGCATCCCTCCTGTTATCTTTTGACTATCTCGTGATTTCATGCGATTTTCACGAGATGCACGGGGACTGCACTACGCGCCTTCAGGTGGCAGGTTGCCCCGGTATGATCACTCCCGGCCCCGTGCCTTTAAATCACTTTCTCATATTCATAAAGATGCCCCACAATAGATATATTTGCAGAGCTTGCAGGATAAAAAAGGCTATTGCTTGTCCTTCTGTCATAAGCCCTCCTTTAAGTGACAAACTTATAATATAATCTGGGAAGGCTTTTTACGTTCCCTCATTACAGTCCCCTGACGTCCTTACGGGGCAACCCAGATTATTCACCTTTAGTGCAGATCGCCCTTATACTTGAAAATAGCAAGGTAATTCTCCGTTCCCTTTGCATTCGCGCAGCTCACACACATGATGTCCGTTGACCGCCTTGGATAAACGCCGATTCCATCCAGCGTGTAGCAGGTCGAATGGACATTTACCCGGCAAACCTGAACGCATGTGTATTGATACGTCTCTTTCGGAGTCACCAGAAAGCCCACCATGTCAGGACGAAACTGTCCAACATCCCAGATGCCCTTCCCGGCTTTGCTCTGCGCATGATCCGCTATCACTCTGCCAACACCGTGTTTGTAGCGGCGCTCCGAATCGAACGGAGTCATTAAGTGCTGCTCATCGCAGAGAACCATCACACCGCTTGGTGATCTCATTCAGTCGGCTCAGTTACCTCTTAAGTTATTGCATAGCTAAAGCCCGCACGGACAGAACAATTTGTCAATGCTTGTTTTGCTCTCATGTAGATATGTCCTGTTCCTGCTAAGATATAACCTTCCAACGCTTCGAAATTCGTATGATCGTAAACAGTAAAAAGCTGGTTTTTTGTGGGGGGAAGCGAAACATATGCGACATCTGTCCAGCTCGTTCCAATGTTAACACCTTGAATCATTAGGGACACATTCACAAGATTCATACACCGTTCGGCAGAAGTGAAGCCAGAATCCAAAGTGCCAAGAATCGCAGTAATAGTTGGATCTTGTCTGATAACATTATTGAATTTAGTGACGTTAATATTTACATTTGGGCTACTTCCATCGCTTGTCTCTGCGCCTGTTAGCACATCGCGCCCCAGTGAATTATTGCAAATTTGAGCCTGTGTTATTTTAGTGCTTTTCCCATAATAATTAATTCTCACTGTATTATCGTTTTCAAAGTAAGAATTAAGAACAAAAAGAAGAGATTGCCCGTTAACAGATGATACATCCGCAGAATTGTGATAGGAGACCGCTGGAAAAGCAACGTCTTGTGTGTTGATGCTGTTAAAATAACATCCGTCAATGACTATTACGCCATGCAACCCAAGCCCACCGCCAATGCACTGGACGGCATTTGAATACTGGTTTTCGGTGTTATCGAAAACCATTCGACAGTTTATATATTTATTAATATAATTGTCTTCGTCGGAATCCCTTTCGTCGTGGATAATATAGCGGATGTTTTTCCCTGATAGACGCAGATTTTCTATGGTGAACCCATAAATGCCGGCATTAAAAATTGAGAGCCAGCGAGCGGTCATCTCTCTTTCGCCGCTGTATAAACATGTAATGAGAGTGTCACCAGAACCAATTAAATGTATGCGGTTCTTAAGGTAAAGCCCACGATGTGAAACATCTATGTTATTAATTACATCTGATCCAAGATCGGATAACATGTCGTAAACGCCAGCTTTGATATACACGGTCGAATCCATGTGATCTTCCGCAACATATACAGCTGTCACTAGCGAGTTGAAATCTCCACTCCCGTCAAGTGCCACAGTATAAATGCGCTTATAATCGCCCTTTAGCCCTATTTTAACGTTTGCATTAACGTCATTAATATCAATGATGCCGTCATCAATACGCTTTATTATAATACGCACAAAACCAGTGTTCAGAATTTCATCGCGACTGTATCCCTTTACTACATAATCTCCAACAAACCACCAATGACCGATTTTATAGTTTCTGTTTGCGTCATAGTAAATAACCGCCGCTGTGTAATCTTCACCGATGTGGAGTACAATTTCATCATTCTTGTATGGGATGTAATCTGTGGTTCTCGCCCTAACTGTGCTGTCACTTTCTACGCCCGTACCACCAGCTATTTGCCCAAGTTCAAAACCGTAATTTGTCGGGCTTGCATCTGAAAGCATAATACTATTATTCGCACTAATTGCGTTCGTTTCGTCATTTAAATGGCGAGTTAAGTCATCCAGATCAGACTGCGATGCGGCATCGTCCACCTTCTGCTTTTCGGCATTGGTGTAGTCGTTGGTGCTGAGTCCTTTGCCGGTTACTTTGTCTACCTTGCTGTTCAGCGCCTCCCGTGTTGCGTTGCTCACTGGCTTCTGTGCATCACTGGTGTTGTCAACGTTACCAAGCCCAATGTTTGCTTTTGTAAGGTTGACATTGCCGGTGCGGTACTCTGATTCCGCATCGCCCTTGACTCTGGTGTTGGTTGTAAGCGGTACGTTGTCGAGGGCATTGTAATCATACCTCTCGACACCAGCGCCGGTGTTGAACCCTCTTACACTCATCAGTCATCACTCCTTGTTTTTACATATAGGATTCCTTCATCATCAACGGCAAGTCCAACATTCTGTAAAAGACTGACCGCCTCGTTCAGTTGGTTTACCAGCGTGTCAATCTGTTTCTGTTCTGCTGGTGTTGGCTGGATGTCGGTTCGCTGACCACGATTATTTACCGGGAACGTGATCTCCCCGACCGTGTTGACACTCTCACCGTCAACGACAACGACATAAGCCATCAGCGGTCTGCCGTCCAGAAGGAACTGGTCCGGGATTTCCACACCATCCCCGGTGTTGACCATCGTAATCGTCTCCGAATCGCCCTTGTTGCAGAAGTCCACCTCATAGAACTCAGGCAGGTCAAGGCCCTTAATGTTGAGGTACTGCTTCTCGTTGTACTGCCACTGAAGCGCTGGGCCGGTGATTTTCCGAAGCGCACCGAATGCCACAGTAATTGTTTTGTAGGTCTTGTAGGTCATTGGATTGTCACCACTGCTTCCTTATACACTTCTGTGATAAGCTCAGAAAGCTCCCGATACTCTGCTGTTGTAAGCCGATTCATAGCATAGAAAACGTCAATCTTTGCTTGAGCTTCCTCTGCTGTTTTATAGAATTTCTTCTGAATTAACTTCCTCATTGCGACAAACATTATCCGATTACCCCCAAATCATCCTGATATACAATCTCCACAAGGTCAGCCAGTTCATTCATATGTTCTTGCTCCATGTGGTGAATTTCGCTGGAATTTGGTACACGTTCAAGTGACCGTCCTGTTGCAAGCCATTCTTCAAACCTTGTGTGAATGTCTTCTTCAAGACCTTCGTAATCCGGAACATTTTTTATGATATATTCGTCATAGACATACAGTCCATCATTGATCATGGAAATGTTTTCCCGCAATCGTACTTCGCTTATTCCATTATGATGATAAACATGAAATGAAGGAGGAGCCACATTTGCATAAACTCTCATATTTCATTACCTCCGTCAAGATGGGACATACAATAGTCTGGCTCCGCATACATCGCTTGTACTTGCAATTCCGAAATCTAATTTTGCACAGTATAATCCGCACCGAGATCTATTGTCTGCACTCGACCACCATTCCCCTCCATAACCAGCCGCATACCAAGTATTGTTGTCGTTGCAGCTCAAAGCATCGCATACATAAGTTGTACTGGATTCAGGATTAGACGTTGGAGCACTGTCAGTAATAGGTAAAAAATAAGCAGGATTGCTACTGTCATATCCACAATATGCATAGTATTTATTATCCTTATCCGCCCCTAATGTATATCCAAGCTGCGCATAATCTGTATTGTTTGTACTGCTGTTATAAACGCTCTGATCATTGCAGATATAATACGCACCACCGTATAATTTTAATCCGTCAATGTACTCATAAAAAGCGCTCCATAATCCCTCAATACCGCGCCATACGGTATCTGGGTCACTGTCAGCAGTTCTTCCAGTATAATACGACAAGCTATCAAATGATCCTACGGTATAAT